AGAAGATGAATGTTGTTGAAGGACAACATAGATTGGAAGCTTATAAAATTGTAGGTAGACCAATATTATACATTGTAAAAGACAATGTTACATTAGAAGATGTACGTAAACTAAATTCGGTAGCACGAAAATGGACACTTACAGAATATCTAATGTCCCACGTTAAACTAGGTAATCACGACTATGAGTTACTAGAATGGTTTCATAGAACTTATGAGTTTGGATTATCAGAATGTATAGCTATGCTAAATGGCAAAGGCTATTGTGCAAGTAAAGAACTAAAAGAGTTTAAAGATGGTGAGTTTACTTTACAAAATCTAGAGCTAGGTAAAACTTGGGCTAGATCTATAAACAAAGTAGGCGAATACTTTCAATACTATAAGAAAAGATCTTTTGTATTGGCTATGATAGTTCTTATGCAGCACCCTAAATTTAGTTGGAAGACGTTTGAAAAGAAACTTAAAAACTTCTCAGCTAAATTAAAGAACCAAGGTAGTAGAAATGATTTTATAGTAAATCTAGAAAGATTGTATAATCATAATACACCTGCTGATAAGAAAATAAGATTGGAGTTATATGAATACACAAGAAACTAAAGGAGCAGATATGTTACATAAGATACAGAATTGGTTGATGAATGTTGCTGCCAAATGGATTTGGTTTGCAATTATGTTACCAATAAGAATAGTCTTGGGACTTTGTTTTGCAGTTGCAAAGTATATGCCAAAGACTGTTCAGCTACCATACAAGGTAGTTAAACGTGAAGAAACTGACAAGAAATGGTGGAACTAATGACATTTATTATACTACTAATAATTGCATTTATGATTGGCTATGGTATTGTTCTAATGAAAGAAAACATATCTATGGTTGATGAAATTAATAGAGCAATAAGACAAGAAATAGAAATGCAACAATTAGAAAGAAAACAAAGATGGGAAGATACAAACAAACAATCCAAGACGAGCTAGATAAAGCTCACTTTGACTATGCTGAATGCAAGATAGAACAACAGGAGTTTCTAGCAAGAATAACTGCGTGTGGTATTACGCTACCGCAGGATATACAGGAGCATATAGATAATGCCGAAGAAGCTAGATACGAATGGAAAGTTAGTCAGCATAATACTAAGTTCTGAAGAAGTATTAATACTAGAAAAAGTATTACACAGGTATATGCTAGAACAAGAAGCATTAGTTTATTTAGATACTAAAAAAATAGATGCTTATTCTGTTTACGATAAAGTCAAAAAAATTATTGGATTATACGATTTAAAGAATCCTAGGGAACGCAGTTAGTTAC